CTTGATAATCCTCAAGGTTTAATTCTAAATCTGTTCTCCTATCACTATAAAGTAATTGAGCGTTTTCAATTAAAATTTGTTTTGCAGTAGATAATAAATTTCCCATGTTTTTATATGTTTTAATTATTGATACCTAAATATAAGAATAAAAATTTAAACGAGCAACTATTTTGCTAATTATTTTTCAAAAAGTTTTCTTTAACAGAAGTTGGAACATAATAACGATATAGATTTCTACTATCGGATTTTGTTTTCCATAGTATTCTCTTATACAAACCTTTTTCTAATCCTCTTCTCAACATGTCTGCATATTTCTTATTTGATTCCCAACCACCCCTATAGTAGCTGAAAACTTCAACTTGAATTTCTGTTTCTGTTTTAAATGGATTGTGAATTAAATGATGAACAATTTCTTTTACTGAACGATAAGGTTTTGGTTTACAGTACCACATATTTATATTGTTTTAATTATTAATACCTAAATATAAGAACTTTAATTTAAACTAGCAACTATTTACTGAAAACTTTTTAATAATTTTTTCATCACCTGATACTCTGTCATACAGGGATATAATACTCTCCAGGTATTTCTAATACCCTGTAGATATGCTCTTGTCTGAAGATGTGCTTTAGATTCTACTTTCATGATTTTATATGTTTTAATTATTGATATCTAAAGATAAGAAAAAGAAAGGGAACTAACAACTAATTCCCTAACTTTTTTTAATTTATTTTAAACCTCAAAAATACTATATACATCATCCCCATCCCCATTACTTTCATCAAACCAAGTAAACAAATCTTCATCTACATCTTCATCAAAACCTATTTTATCTTTAATACATTCGATAACTTCCTTTCCATTTCCCATTAACAAATAAGATTCTCTATCCCCGTATCTTTCATATACATTAACATGAACTAGATAATTAGCACCCTCTTGAACTTGTCTTAAATTAACTTCTACTAAATTTTTCATTTTTTATATGTTTTAATTATTAATACCTAAATATAAGGACTTATCTAATACGATCCAACTTTTTTTTAATTTATTTTAACAGCTAATAGTAATAGGAGGCAACTATTTTAACAATTATTTTAGGAAACAAAATAACTCCATCCCAACAACCATATACATCCTTCATACTAGTAATCTCTCCTCTTACATGACCTTCATTACTGGATCCATCCTTTCTGATATAAGGAGATTTAGCATAGTCCCTAACCTGTATATTAAGTGACTCATCATTTAATTTAACATATACATACTCTTTTCCTCCAAATACTATTTCCTCTTGGATAACTCCTAATAATATTTCTGGATTATTTGTAGAGTAATACATAGACTGGAACCATTCTCTACCTCCTCCCATTATTGTAATTACATTATAGGATTGATTATCTAATTTACCTGTCATAGATTTTGAACTGATACTAACTTTTTGACCTGTCATTTTTTGTTGTTTTAATTATTGATACCTAAATATACGATTAATAGTAATAGGAGGCAACTATTTTAACAATTATTTTTCTCTTCACACTCTGTACAAGGCATCCAATCTCCTTCTGCATTTAAGATAACATCACCACTACCATCACATAAGCTACAGTAGGTAAAATAATCTGCTAATAACTCTTTAGCCTCTTCCACTGTACCTGACATTAGTAAGTCAAATCCATTAACACCATGATCTTCCTCCCAACTGTTAACTACTGATTGAGGAACTGATTGTAAGTACTTTAATAAGTCTGTCATAATATATCCTTTTAATTATTGATACCTAAATATAGTAATTTAACTAATAGGAACCAACTATTTTTTAATTTATTTTCCATTATTCACATCCATGGTATAAAGAGAGGGTACATTATTCACATCCATGGGTGAGTTTTTTTTACATTATCCCTAAATAATTAAGAAAAAAGTTGCCTATAAAGAGTTTAGTTCGTATCTTTAGGTATGTTAGAAGGGAATAAGGGGCCTGGCTTTGGAATAAAGTCGGAAGAGTAGACGGGCCGGTACGCCATGTTCTGTACTATGTAATATATACTACCGTTTTATACCCACTTAAAGCAAAGCTTTAACTTAAACTGTTACTTTAACTTAAAGTGATGCTTTAACTTAAAGTGATGCTTTAACTTAAATCAAAGCTTTAGGTAAGGGGAAAGGGACCCTTTTGAGATCCCTTGTCTTTGTGCTTATCCTTCCTGGTGTAGGACTTTTTCGATCTATGGACTTTACTCTGTGAGGCTGCCCATCTCTCCTGGAGAGTTACTTGAATTGTTTTCATGCTTCTTCTAGATATAAAAAGGTTGTAACTTCACATTTCATTTCTCTGAAGAGTTTAGGTCCTAGTCTTGACCCTAGAGTAAAATAAAATATAGCCTCTAACTTCTCAGCATCTACCATAGGATCTACTGAATATAAATCCTTTATAATATTGGCTAATTTTACTTGACCTCTACCCTCTACCCATGTAATTACTTTTATTGTGTTCATTGTTCTCATATACTATCTCTTTTGATTAGACCTAAATATACGAACTAAAGGCCTTATAGGCAACTTTTTTCCTACCTTTTTTTAACTCTTTTACTTCCTTTTTGGTAGGGGTTTTCATAAACGGGTTACAAATGGGTAGCTAGAACGGGTCTCTACCGGGTTTCCTAACGGGTCTCAAGTGGGTTCCTAAACGGGTAGCTAAAACGGGTTACAAATGGGTATCGAAATCGGGTATCTCCTTACACTCTCTCCCTGTTTGTATAGGCCATAACTTCCAAATGGGTAGCTAGAACGGGTATTAACTTCCCTTCTATAAGCAAAAAAGGTTTAAAGGAGAGGCAGTCCCCTCATTTTTACCAAACTTATCTTACCCTAGCTTACTACTTCTTTTACACATCGTATATACCTTACAGTACCTTTTCATACCTAGTACTATATACCTTTATACTCTTCCTATTCTCTTACTACTCTTTACCCTAACCAAAGTCTTTACCTTTTTATATGTATATTAACGGGTCTCTCTATCTCTCTCCCTATATCTCTCCTATGTAATACGTATGTATAAACGGGTATAGAACAGGGACAGAGACGGGTATAGAATGGGTCTATCAACGGGTATGTAGACGGGTTTATAAATGGGTCTCAAACCATACTTCCATCTTGTAGTATAATTGCTCTTACTATATGGTAATTACTATTGGTAGCATCATACATATCATCTACTCTTTCATGTCTTCCGTAATACCATTTTTTATTTACGTCTAACGCTACATGTGTGATTGCTGGAATTACTATAGTATTATTATCTATACCATTTCCTATTACTATATCATCTACCCCTCCTTCATATCCTTTTACCATTACCCTTATGTCTTGATCTTCTATTTTGCTTAGACTTTCTATTAGTTCTTTTACTGTCATAATATCTCTATTTCTTGTTTAACTTCTTCAATGTTATTAATGATACACAATGTGGAAAGTTATCATCATCTCTAATGATTGCAATATTGTATTCGGGAACTATTTGTGTGGCTATTCCTACTATCTTTTGTCCTACTCCTTTTCTGGAGTTAAAAGCTACTTTGCTGCCTTGGTACCTTTGTTTGTAAAATATTACTTGATCTATTTCCATAGTCTATTTTTGATTACTTGATTAAATTTGCGTGTGATTAGTCTAGATTAACGCCCTCTCCTTTTTAAAGACTTGTGTATACTCTCGATAATTAAACCAAAGCCTATTACAAATCCTCCTAAAACGAACCCTGCTGATATTATTCCTATTATTAGATGTATCATATTGAATCTATTTGTTCCTGTGTTAAACCATCTCTCCATTGCTGGATATACTTTTCTTCTTCTTCAAGTAATACTTGTAGCTCTTCTTCAGTCATATTAGTATCGTCTTTTAAGTACAATTGTATCGTTATTAGTAACTCTTAGTAATTTTTTATCCTTGGTAAGAATATATTCACTATCATTAATCTGTAGCGTGGAAGGATTAATTGTCTCTACAACCATTCTGCCTTTCTTATTCTTACAAACATATACTGTTGAATAGACAATTGCTTGTCCGAACTTACCATCGTGATCAAACTTAAACTCTGTCACCTTAACCTTACCACTCTCTTTGTGAATTATAATCTCCATATTATAATTTAATGGAGTAGTAGATTCCCAATGATAAAAATATCTACGATCTAGAGCTGCATTTCGTTGTGCTGTACATACTAGACTTCCTAGTAGTAAAGCTCCTAATAAGACTTTTTTCATAACCTTTATCTTTTTAATTATACTTAAAGATACGAAAAAAGAGCTGCGCTAGCAACTCTTTTTACAATTATTTCTGTATTTTTTTATACTATTTGCAATCTCCTTTTAACTGGTAACCTGTTTTACCTACTGCAGAGTATACAATTGCTTTTAAATCTCCTGACTTCTCACTAAATTTTACAGTACCTACTCCCATATTATCATAGATAACAAACTCAGTAACACCGTTCTCTACCATCTTTTTTAATTGAGCAAGTGCCGGACCAATCTCATCTCCAATCATTGAAGCATCTGGTCTTGTTGATAGTTGTGTTTTAAGATCTTCATAATCCTTAACTCTTATTATTTTGATCTTAGCTCCTGTTACTGCTTTAGCTTTTGTCTGATGTATCTTTGTTAACTCTAATACATAGGCAGGAACGTACTTCCAGTTGGCTGAATATTTACTCTTCTCTGTTGTTATATATCCTGTATCTGCTTTTATGTTTCCATTAGCATCTTCTATAGTAAGTCTGTCAGGAATTTGTCCTGGAGTTATAACTACAGCTCCTTCCCCAGAAATAAAATCACTAAAGGTTACATATCCATTTGCTGCAGTTCCTTGTACACCTGGCTGGTTAGGTTTAAAGCTACAAACATCTTCAGCATCTACTACAATATCAATTCTAATAAATTGTTCTTCTTGATATTTTATATCCTTAGGATCATCTACTCCTTTCTTGTAGGGTGTTTTACCTACCTGAGTATTAATTTCAATAGGAGCATTTATATTTCTTGATAGAAATCTTTTTACTTCCTCTGCTCTAAACTGTGCTAAAGAACCTTTCTTACCGAAGTCGCTTTGATTTGTTACTTGAGACTCTCCTGCTGTAATAACTATTTTAAACTTACGTCCATCATTATCCTTTACCCATTTTTGAATCTCGGATACTTGTTCTTGTAGTGCTTTCTGATCTACATCTGCTTTACCACTACCGAATGTTTGTACTAACTCAACTGAAGTAGCTACTCTTTGTCCTGGAGTTCCTTTAACTGTATCTTGTGAGATCTCAGTATTGATTGCATTATAAGTATCAGGAGAATATCTATTGATTGCATTAGCCATATTTGAATTCATCATAATAGCCATAAGCATTGCTGTAGAGTAAGTCTTCCAGTTACCTATAATACTTCTTAAAGCAGACCTAGTACTTGCTTCATTTAATCCGCTCAGTTCAGCATTAAGTTGTTTATATAAAGCTAATTCCTCCGGTGATAACTTCTTTAGTATATCTTTTGCTTGATCTTTATTTACCTTCATAATTATAAATAGTAAAAGGTACTAAAGTACCTTTACTGCATTTACCTGTATTAATCTTTTGAATTTGAATTTTTAAACAATATACCAAATAGAAAATTAATTCCTAATGCTTGCCAAAATCCAATTTTATGAACACCGTCTACTGCTCCCACTAGAGCGTTGTTCCAAAGCCATTGAGTTGGCCATGCTAATATAATCGCTGTTAGTGCTATTACTCCTATAGCTGCTAATACTAATCCCAATTTTTCCATAATTATAATTCGTTTTCTGGTGTTCCGGTTAATGAATCTACTTCTACATATTTTGCATGAACTTGCTCTTTAAGGACTTCTCTTAAGTATTTTACATTATTAACTCCTCCTACTGCTCGTATTGCTCTCTGAGGATCTTTATAGAGTTTATCATGAGTCTTTCCGTTCTTTTTAATTACCTGAATGTAATTACCATTTAACTTTCCTGCTAATTCTTTTGCTGTTTGAATCGTTCCTTCCATAACTTACTTTTATTTAATTAATATTACTATATCTAAATATACTGAAATATATTTTATTTTACAACTTTTGTCTTATTTCTTTTAGGATTTTTTTGAGGACCTCTAGGACCTTTCAAGTTTGCTTTATGCTCTTCGCTTAGGGTATATCCTTTTTCTCTTGGATTCTTTTGGGGACCTCTAGGACCTTTGTGAGCATCTTTTTGTGCTTGAGTTAGTGGTACTCCTTTTCTTGCCTTACTTAGATTCTGCTTATGCTCCTCTGTAAAAGGGCTCCTTACTCTTCCTGATAGAGACTCACTTATCTGCTTCCTAACAGTCTCAGACACTTCTCGTCCTCTATTCCTTTCTCCTATTTTTTGCTTAGTTTCTTCTGATTGTTTTTTTCCTATTCTAGCTTCTCTCATAGCTGCTTTAGTCTCGTTACTCACGTACCCTGACCTGTCCTCTGTACTTTGAAGTCTACAATTGAGACCACTCTTTCCCAGCACATTATAAAAGTCCTGCCAATATCTCTCTCTAGTGTTCAGTAAAGGCATCTCACACTCTTCTATAATTTCAAAGATATGCTCAGAGAAGCCATACTTTAATAGTGAGTTATAGAATTTTGTTTGGCCTTTGCAGTTATCCATACTACTATACTGCTTTTGCCTTTTTTCTAGGGTAATACTTTGCCCTATATAAACCTTTCCACTTGGACTTGTAATCTTATAAATTCCTACCATACTACATAAAAAAAGGAGAAATTAGAAAGGGCTACCTCGTACGTAGCGTCAATCTAAAATCTCCAGGTTTCTTTGCAGGTAGTACGAGTACCTTTTTATTTAACATAAATAGCTTGTAATTATATAAACTAGTCAATATACAGCAAAGCACCTTGTTCGTTTTCTATTTTCGTTACTTCCATTTTCTTATCTAAAAAGTTTAATACTGCTACTCCATTCATCTGGAAGTACATATTAAACGCTTGATGAAATATTTCAAAGGGAGGAGTCATTCTATCCTTATCCTTATTCTCTAGGTAGTATTGATAGAACCAGCCAAGGTCGTATTGGCCGGTCTTTCTCATTTGCATATATTGATCTCTATTCATTAATTAATCAATGCTGTTGCTAATTTAAATAGCTTTTGATTAACTTCTAAGTCTTTCTCAAAAGATTTAATCTTACGAACTTTTCTTACCTTAGCGCCATTTAATGCTGCTGAATAACCTCCTTGAGTAATTTTCTCTTGGA